TTCCTGATGTTCCAGTCCAAATATATGCGCCAAATGGTATTGTAGTTGGTGGAGTATGTAAAATTATTCTATTATTACTCTTTGATACAGTAGTTTGTCCGCTACCAACAATAGTATTAAAAAGTAGATTATTATTTAATTTCTGTTCAAATACTGTAATTCCAGTTCCTAAACTTATTCCACTTAAAATAAACAAATCTTGTATATTGGTTCCTCCAGAGAAAAATGTTCCACCACTTATATTTCCATTAATATAAATTGAATCATTTAAACCATATGTAATATTTGGATACGTACTTGCTGTAATTACAAATAAGTTATTTCCAGCGCTAAAAGTTAGTGTTGAAGAAGAAAATTGATTTACAATATTATAAATTGCAGTTTGAAGAGGAGTTGATCCAGAATAATATGTTGTAGCTGTTAAATTTTGTGTAAAAACAGTGTTTCCAGTAACAGTTCCACCACTAAGTGCTAAAAAATCATACCTATATGGTATTATGTATATTCCGCTTCCCATTAATAATAAATATTAAGTAAATAAATTACAAGTCGTTTAAATCACTAACAATGTTAATATCTATATAGCCAAGTGAAGGAATTGAAAGTTTATTTCCGTCATTAAATAAAAGTTCAAATTCTCCTTTATATTGTCCAACAGTATCCGTATCATCAGTTGTCCAATAATATTGAACTGTTCCTGCGCTTGCAGACGTTATTTGAGCTTGAGATGATGAAATTTTCAAACCTCCTCCTTCATCGACCATAGAAAATGTGCATGCTGTAACAGCAGATAGATTAAAAGACACTTCCGCATTAATACAATCACGAGCCTTTATTTTTATAGTTAAAGACGGTAAAGTATCATGTTTTTTAATTATAAAAGGTCTGTGTTTATTATCCATTTTATCTTATTATTTCTATTTCTATTGGTGAATTCATTATCTCAAATTCCATTGGTTGCCTAATAATTTCATATCCTGATTCTGCTAATGAATTAATGCTTATAGGATTAAATCTAAATCTTGTTTTTAATATTTTTTGTGGAGCTATAGCAACATAATTTATATACCAAAAAATTTCATATATATTGTCGTATGTATATAACATTAAATTTAAATCAACATAATAAATACCAGTAGCACTTAAACTAACTATTGGGGATTCAACAAAAGTGCCACTCCCATAAGTATAAACACTTGCAGATAATGCATAAGGATCAATCAATGTATAAACACTCGTTTGGTCTATACGATAAATGTCTCTAAAAACTCTAAATGCTGGTGCTGCCATGTAACAATAAATACAAATAAAAAAGAGAGATTAAAATATATTAATCCCTCTTTTATTATTAAAATTTTAATTATTCGTTTATGCAGAAAGAATACATCTGTCTGGTTGCAAAGTCATATTAACTTTAGCTAAATCATCAGAACCATAATCGAAATCTTCAAAATCTACTTTTGTAATTTGTGTTCCAATTAATGTCCACTTTTCAACCTCTACTCCAACTGGATCTAATGCTTTTAAAATTAAATTTTTCTTATAAGCAACTGCATATCCCATTTTTCCAGTAGTTTGTTCAAAGTGCAAACGAATCCATTCCATTAATTTTTGTGACGTTGATGGTCCGATTACATCAATAAAAGAAACGTTAATTTCTTCCCACCAATATTGACCCGCAACGTAGCTTTTGGTATTCATATATGGGATTTCTACTTTATTTATCGTTGCAGAAGGTTTTTTTGCGGTCTGAACTAAATATGATTCAATCCCAAGTTCGGTTGGAAATTCTAAAACGAATCTGTTTTTTCTTTTTGGTTCCTGATCTACTGGAACAGGACGAAACATAAATGTTGCCATGTGTTAATGTTTGATTTAATTGTTTCAAATAAATACTATGAAAAAATTTTTTTTTACGTATTTTTTTGTTATTTTTAATAAAAAATAATATTTATTAAAATGAGCGTAAAAAAGCCACACATTAAAAAATGTGTTATTTGCAAAATGGATTTTGATTATGGTAAGCATAAACAAAAATTAACATGCTCTAAAGAATGTTGTAAACAGCATAATTTATTAAACAATGAGAACAGAAAAGAAAAAATAAAATTGTCTTGGGAGAAGAAAAATGGAACAAAAATCAAAAAATGTGTTACATGTAATAATGATTTTAATTATGGAAGACATAATAAAAAATTGAATTGTTCAAAAGAATGTTTAAGAATTTATAATGAGATTCACAAAAATGAAAGAATGAAAAAAACATTTGATGCTATAGAAAGTAAATATGGTGTTAGAGCGTTTTCTTTAACTGAAGATTTTGATAAAAAAGTAAAAAAAACAAAAAAAGAAAAATATGGCGATGAAAATTATAACAATTTTGAAAAAATAAAAGAAACAAATAAACAAAAATATGGAGTAGATAGTCCGTTAGAATTATTGTCAACACACAAAAAATCTAAACAAACAAAACAAACATCTTATGGAGACGAAAACTTCAACAACAGAGAAAAAGCAAAAACAACAATAAAAGAAAAATATGGAGTTGATCACCATTTGCAGATACCTTTTATCTTAAATAAGCAAATTAAAACAAACAACTTAAAATACAATGCTGATAATCCTCTTTTGTTAAAGTCATCAAGACAAAAATTATTAGAAAATAATTTAAAAAAATATAATGCACCAAACTATTTAACTTCTGATGAACATAGAAAAAAAACAAAAGAAAACAAATTAAAAGATCTTAAAAATATTTTAGATTTACAGAACATATTTTTTGACTTTGAATTATATAATGGAGTTTACGATATTTCAAACGGAAGAGATAAAAGAAAAAAAATATTATATAAACTCTTTTGCAACATATGTAATAATGAGTTCGTTTCAAGTTTATATCCATCTCCAATATGTCATTTTTGTAATCCAAAAGACAGCATTTGTATTCAACAATCCGAATTTAAACATTTTCTAAAAGAACAAAAAATTAAATTTATAGAAGATTCTAAAAAAATAATACCACCTTTTCAACTGGATTTTTTATTATCAGAAAATAACATTGGTGTTGAATTAAATGGAAATTATTTTCACTCAGAGTTTGGTGGAGATAAAGACAAAAATTATCATTTAAATAAATCACAAATTTGTTTTGAAAAAAATATAAAACTAATTCATGTTTTCGAAGATGAATGGAAATTTAAAACAGAGATAGTGAAAAGTAGAATTTCTTCTATAATCGGAAATGTAAATAAAAAATATTTTGCAAGAAAATGTGAAATTAAAATAATTGATTATGCGCTAAAAAATAAGTTTTTGAATGAAAACCATTTACAAGGAGCTGATAATAGCTTTTATAATATTGGCTTATTTCATAAAGATGAATTAATTTCAGTAATGACATTTTCAAAACCAAGAATAGCTTTAGGACAAAAAAAATTAAAATCAGAAGATGCAATTGTAGAATTAAGTAGATTTTGTTCATTAATAAATATAAATGTTGTTGGAGGATTTAACAAAATGTTGCAATTTTTTATAAAAAACAATTGTAACATAAAAAAGATTTATACTTATGCCGACTGTAGATGGAGTGGTTTAGACCCAAAACAAACTGTATATTTTAAATCGGGATTCAATTTTATTAAAAAAACTAAACCATCATATTTTTATATGTTTAAAAAAGATTATTTTAAACGATATCATCGCTTTGCATTTAATAAACAAAAACTTATAAAACTATTCGAAGAAACAGACATTCTTTTAACAGAATGGCAAATAGCTCAAAAAAATGGATTTGATAGAATATGGGATTGTGGTACAATGAAATTTGAATTAACGGTTAATTAATTATGTCTCTTTTTTGAAATATAATTGAATTTTTTATTCTATTTATTGTAAAATTATTAACATGATAATATTATCTGAGTCGTTTAAAAACAGAATTAAGGAGCTTGCTGGAATTATAACAGAGACGGATATTACCACTCCGCAGATTCAACCACAGCAGACACAACAACAAGCTCAGCAAGTAAAATTTCCAGACAGCAATCAGATTGATAACTTGCTCAATACAATAAAAGAAATGTTTGAAAAAGAAAATGCACGAGTGGGAGATTCTACTTCTTCCTACACAGATATTCCATCTAAATTTGATGTAGTGATAAAACATGTTAAGACTACTAATAATACTGATTATATGGATATTTTTATGGAGAAAAAGAACAAAAATTATTTAGATCATATCATTCAGCAATTTGGAGGTGAGTTTAGTCAGCATTTTAGAAATGACCATTTAATTGCATTAACGATGGTTCGTGGAATTAAAAAATTAAATGAAAATTTTTATCAAAATTTATCACCTAAACAAGCGATAGAAAAAGCTAATGTTGATTATGGTTTTGCCATTAAACAAAATAATAGTGGACAAGCAAACAAAATTATTGGTAATTTGAAGTCATATTTAGAGACACAGAATTATAATTGGAAACAAGATCCACGAGCATTAGAAATTTTGTCCGATTTTGTATAATTTTATTTAAAAAAATAATTAGTAATTCACAAATTATACAAACGGATTATCCAGTTCTTTTAATAATTTAAAACCATCTTCTATTTTTTGACAATCATCATTAAATGATAAAACCTCTTTTGGATTTAATTTAAACCATTCCCCTTCAATTTTATCAAAAGTTTCATCAAATTTTGTATGAAAATATTTTTTATGAAAAAACCTCTCAATTTTTGAAGCCATCTCACTTTCATATAGATACAAAATTTCTATTTTTTGTGGACTGCCAGTTTGAATTTGTAATTTTCTCTTGTTGGCATTTTTAGTTATACCAATTTTATATAAATCTGTATTCTTCTGTTTTATTAAATAAACTAACACAAATTAAACATATGCCAATTTTAAGAAAAGTAAATATTATCTAAATTTTTATACCTTTTAAAACATTTTTATATCTATTTTTTAAAAAATTGCGAATCTTCTTTTTTTTATTTATATTTATATGTAAAAGTAATATAAAATCATGAAAATTAAATCCAAAAAAGCTACATTCACAATTCCTGAGAATCTTCTCGCGAAATTAGAAATTGTTTCAGAAGAAAGCATGGTAAATAAATCTAAAATTATAAGCAAATTATTATCTAAATTTTTCAACAATGGAAACAAATTCGAATAATAAATTATATGGAAACTGTAAAATCTGCAATAATCCAGTAAATTTTAAAGGTTCTATCACATGTAGCAGAAAATGCTCCGATACGTTAAAAAAAATAGAAAATCGTGAAAACAGAGTTTGCAAATTATGTTCTAATTCTTTTATAGAAAAGAAGAGCGTTACTCGAAATTTTTGTAGTAAAGAATGTAGAGAAACATGGCAGCTTATGCCTGAAAATATAGCAATAAGAATTAACGCATCAAAAAATGCTTTGTTGGATAAATATGGAGTCCCAACTATGATGGAGACAGAAACATTTCATCAAAAAGCGAAAGAAAAAAAAGCAAAAAAATATGGTGATGAAAATTATAACAATATGTCTAAGAATTTTGCAACTAAAGAAGAAAGGTATGGAGATAAGAACTATAATAATTTTGAAAAAATAAAAAAAACGAAACAGGAAAAACATGGAAATGCAAATTATAATAATAGAGATTTGGCTAATCAGACCTCTGAAAGTAGGTATAGGACTAAACATCCAATACAATTAGCAAAATATAAAGATCAGGTAAAACAAACTTGTATTGAAAAATTTGGAGTTAGCTCACCATTAAAAAATAAAGAAATTTTAAATAAGCTTAAAGCTACTAATTTAGAGCGTTATGGAGTTGAAATAGCTTCAAAAAATGAAAAAATAAAAAAGAAGATAAAGGAAACACATATTGATAAATTTTCAGAAATGAAGATTTATACCAAAATGCAAGTCGCAAATTTGACATTATTAGAAGAATTTGATGGATGTAAAATAAACGGTTTATTTAGATCATATATGTTTTCCTGTAATATTTGTAGTAATATTTTTGAAGGAACGTTTAATAATAATCACGCTCCAATATGTAGAAAGTGCTTTCCTTGTAACAAAACAAATCGTTTACAGAGAACAATAACCGAGTTTTTAGATTTATATAAAATACATTATATAGAAAACACTCGACGCATTATATCACCTTTAGAAATTGATATTTTTATTCCATCTCACAATTTAGGAATTGAATGTGATGGAAACTATTTTCATTCAGAAATTAAAGGTGAAACAAATAAAACATATCATTTAAACAAATCCAATGAGGCATTTAAAAAAGGAATAAAGTTAATTCATTTATTTGAAGATGAAATTATGTTTAATTTTGAAATAGTAAAAAGTCGATTATTAAACGAGCTTGGATTAATTAAAAATAAAATTTTTGCAAGAAAATGTATCATTAAAGCAGTTAGTTCAAAAGATAAAAATGCTTTTCTCATTCAACATCACATTCAAGGTAAAGATAGTGCATCAATTAATTTAGGTTTATATTATAATAATAATATAGTTTCAATAATGACATTTTCTAAACCAAGAATATCATTAGGGAATAAAAAGTCCATAAAAAATGATGAAATTTATGAATTAGTACGATTTTGTGCTTTAACAGATTATATAGTGGTAGGAGGTTTTCAAAAGCTCTTTAAATTTTTTATTAATGAATATTCGCCAAAAAAAATAATTACATATGCAGATATAAGATATTCTGGATTAGAACCTTCTAAAACAGTATATATAAAGAGCGGTTTTAATTTTATTAATTTTACCCCTCCTAATTATTATTATTTTACTAAAAATAACTATTTAACTCGTATACATCGATTTTCTTTTACCAGAAAAAGATTATTAAAAATTTTAAATGATGAAGGAAAAACTCCAGAAAATATTAATGAGTTAACTGAATTTGACATGGCTCAATTATTAGGTATGGATAGAATATGGAATTGTGGGAACATGAAATTTGAATTTTATAATTTTGAGCGTAAAACCCATCGTATCTCAACGTGAGGCAATAGCCTGTGCGTGATGCGTAGAAGCCAATTAGTCTTTAGCTAATTGGTGGTTCACAATTAATATCAGGTTAATTCAAATTGTTTTTTATTCAACGAATTCATGGAAAAATAAAATTATTTAATTTAAATTTATAATAAACAAAAAGGGGAAAATTTTTATTTTTTCCCCTTTTTTGTTATTTTTAAACTTTAAAATTTAGAAATCCCCAAAATTAGCTCCGTTAGGTAAAACTTGGAATGTCAGATCTATAAATTCGACTGCATAGGTTGGCTTGATTTGTACCTTACCTCTTAATGTATTTCTATCAAATTCATCTGCTGCATTATTTTGATCTTCCATAGAAACTCTAAATGCTGCCAATCCTCTTTGGTTTTGAACTTGTAAAAGAATAGGTTCAACTTTAGCTAAGAATTGATCTTTTAAAGATTGATCATTTGGTTCAAACAATATTGCTTGAGAAGCTGCTGCAATTAATCTACGAACTTGTAGAACAAGTCTTCTGATATTAATTCTATCGAGGGCAGATGGTTTCAATTGCAATGTTTTTTGTCCATAGATTACAATTCCTTGTTGAATAAATGTTGCAATAGGATTAATTCTTCCTTCGTATAATGTATCTCTATCGTCTTTAGTTAATTTAACATCAGCAGATGCGATATTACTTGACATAGTACCTCTGTTGATACCAGCAGGTGCAAACCAAGGATATGCTACGTTATCAGTCAAAGCAATTGCTTTAACAACTTCGGCTGTTGGAGAGATGTAAACAAATTTATTATAATTTGCATCCATCATTTGCAACCAAGGCCAATATGTTGCTGCATAACTTGAATCAATACCAGTATCTTGTAAATAAGTTACTACTGTATCAGGAGTTCCTTTTGTAGTTCCAGAAGAAATTCTTGGAGAATCAATAATATAAAGAGCGTCTGCTCTTGTTTCAACCATTGTCAAAGCATATTTTATTGAATTTTCGTTATCATAAAAATTAATTCCAGGAGTAGCAAAAATATTAAAATCTGTTTCGTCAGGACTTGCGTTTTTATCAACTGCACGTTTAAATGCATTTACATAATCTGTATCAGATACAGAATCTGTAAATGTTGGCAATATATATGGAGTCCATCCATCATAACCACCAGCAGGAACTAAAGTGAATTTTCTTTGACTTTTTGTATATGCTGAAAGTGTAGAATAAACGCCAACTTCAAATTCAGATGTTGATGCGGCAGATTCCATGTGGTATCCTTTTACTGTTGTATATCCAGTTGCATCTGTATTTGAACCATTATAAACAAACATATCTGTTTCCAACGTACCAATTGTTGTATTATATGATGTTTGAGAAACAGTAAACGCAGTGTATCCAAGTTCAGATAATCCTAAAAATGTTTTTGCAACAGTATCTCCAGAAAGATAAGATTTTTTGTAATATATTGTTGATGCAGATGTTCCTGCATATCTTCTTACACTATATCCTCTAAATCCTGCTGGCAATACATTTTCTGGATAACTATCTGCCATATCCACTGTAATATAATTTGATTTTCTAGGATATAATTCGTCAGTTGTTCCAATCATTTTGGCAATAAAATTTGGAGATGTAGAATCCATACTACATGATCTGAATCTTTCTAATCCTTGAACAAGACTTGTAGAATCTGTATCGTTATAATATCTTATATATACATCAAATGATTTTGCTAATAGATCGATATTTGAAATAGATACTTTTATTTCTGAATTTGCTCCATTTCCATCAGATATTGTTTGAAATCTAAACAAGTCTCTAACAGTTGATCCAACTACTTGTCCAACTACATATGGAGTAATGGCGTTTGTAAACCCTCCTACAAAATTTGTAGCGGCATAAGTTGTATCAATTGTTAAAGCTGGATTAATTATTACAATTGCTCCTTCTTGTGCAGCTTGTCTTACATAATGTGGATATATTCTATCAACATAAAATCCGTAATCTCCAGAAACATTTTTTGGATTTCTTCCAAGAGCTTTAACAATATAATTATCTTGTGACTCATCCATAGAAACTGTTAACACAGTTGCGGATAAAGGACCTGTTGTTGCGCTTATTACAAAAGATGAAAGTGGAGATGTTCCTCCAGTTGACATTCCTAATTTAAAATCAGTTGTTGCTCCAGAAGATAAATATGCTGTTTGTGCAACATTTAATTTTGGTCTAATTACAGCAACAACAACGTTTGCTCCAGCGCTTCCACTTGCAGTAATACAAAAAGCTGGGCTATTTGTGAATCCAGATACCCCAAGTATTCTTGTTACTGTTAATTCTCCTGATTGTTTAAGGAAAGTGTTTGCAACATAAGGCAATTGAAGAGATGTATCTGTTGATCCAAATCTTTTAAAATAATCTTCTGTCGTAGATGTTTTAGTTGGTTCAAATGCAGGACCTTTAACTGTTAGTCCAACTAAAGCAAGACGGGTTATACCAATTCTAGAAGCAAAGAATGTAAAATCCTGTTCTCTTGTATAAACACCTGGTGAAATGAATACTGTATTTGCCATTTATCTGTTATTATTTAATTTATTTGTTTGTTTTAGTTTATGCCTGTATATATAATAAAGCATTTTCTTCTGCTTCTTTTATTTTTATGTTTTCTTCTTGTATTTCTATTAATTGACCACTTTTTATTAAAAACTCAGATAGAAGTCTATCACAATTTTCCAACACACAAACAGTTCTTGGAGATAAAATACTTCTTTTTCTTCGAGTTCCGTCCAAATAATTCACACTCAAGTAATGATCTGATATGTTTTTAAATATTTTCTTGTTCATTATAATTCTTAAAATATTTCTAATAAATAGGGAAAAAATTACTAAAATTAGATTATGTATTAAAAATTTATTTTTTTAATATTTACAGCATTTTTGTTCACTTTTCTTCTATGTTTAATATTATTTTAGTAATAGCCTTAATTCTTTCAAATTTTGTTGGATCAACTATTTTTCCATAAAGACTTAATGAGTATACAATTTGAAATTTTCTATCCGCAGAAATATCATCTACAGTATTTTCCTCAGAAGTATTTCCTAATTTAATTGGAATATAATATCCATTTATAAATGTATATCCTTGTCCATCTGAAAATCCATCTGCTATCATTTTTTCATAAGAAACATTTGCATCTTGCATATAATGAGAAAAAAAACGTAATTCATATTCTATATCTACTCTTGGAGGTTGTGGTATTTTGAAAACATCATACCCTTTATACAACCCATCAATTACAGGCACTTTAACGAACGTAAACGGCTTTTTTACGGGTGTTGTCCATTTTAATGGATGTTCTCCTGGTTTTACACTAACTCTTCGTATTGTCATGAAAGGCATTGTAATCTCTTCGTTGCTTTCATCTCTTTCAAATTTCCAATTGTTTTTAAATTCAGCCCATCTTTCTTGATTTAGAAAAATTATTGGTACTTTACGCATATTGTCTTCTTCGTCAGAAACAGTAATATTTAATGAATTTAAAAATTGTAGAATTCCTGCATCTAAATCTTCAATTAATAGCTTTTTTGGTAAATAATCTGTATTTTTAAATTGCTGATTTAAGGAATTGTTTATGTTTTTTTGAATTGACATCTTATTTGTTTTATATAAATATTAAAACATTTTTAATGTTAATATTTGACTTTTAGATATTTTCTTATTAAAATTGCTTTATAATATTTTTCACTCGTTTGTTGTTTGAGATAGCAATGAACTCTGGAACGGGCAGTAAACCATCAAATAGATGTGAGTAACCGAAATTATATGTTTGTAAACTATAATTTGTATGAGAAAAAGAAAATTTTTATTTTATAAAAAATTTCCTATAGGTCCCTAGTACTACTCTTCCTTGTTATAGTTTAGTAATCTTTTGGATCTTTATAAAAAGATTTTTTCCCAAAAAAAATCTTTTTTTTAGTTTTAATTATATTCTTAGTTTTAGTTTTTTAATAGTTATGAAATGTTTCTTTAGCTTCATTTTGAAAATTTTTCAATATTTCATCAAATTCTTTTAATATTTGATTCATTTCATAAACAGAAATTTTTTTAATATTTAAAAAAGTTTTTCCCATAGAATTAATTTCAGATTTTTCATATTTATTAATTTTTGCTTTATTTAAAAATAAATTCAAACACTTTTTGAATTTTGCTAATAAAATAATATTGTTGTAAAACATTTTTCTTAGTTTTAAATCAAATGTTTGTTGTGAAAAAATTAAAAAACACTTATATTGATTTGGAAAAACTTTTTTAAAAACTAAAGCGCAAAGTGTATTATCTACTATTTAGTATAATGATTCTCCAAAGAAAATTTCTATAAAATTTGATTCCAATTCTGTGTTATAATTATATTTTGAATATCCAATATATATAGGATAACTTTTACCATCACTATCATTTGGACCAAGTATTCTGTTAAATTTATTATTTTTTTCTAAGTTAAAATAACTTGACAATCCTTCATCTAATTTAGAAGTTATGTAAAATCCATTTCCTTTCCAAAATGTTTTATAAAAAACTTTAATTTCAATTCTAATTTCTTTGAAAAATGTTTCAAAAAACCATTTAAATATATTGTTTTTATCAGATTCAGAAAAAACAAAATCATTATTTTTTATTATATTATTTTCATTGATTGAAAAATTAATATTTTTTTCTTTACAAAATTCAGTTAAAGTATTTTTAAAACTATTGTATAATTTTGCCGTATCCACTATTGAAAAATTTTTATTAAAGAAAAGAAAAAAAGTTTTAAAATCAATTAGAGTAATCTCAACTCTAAACCTTTTTCTTGAAAAAATATTTTTTTTATGCTCCACATCTTCAAAAAATAAAATAGTAAAAAATTTTTCATTACGCATTTCTCCAAATCCATATCTTGTTTTAATGTATGCATAATGCTCTTCCATATTATAAAACTGATCTTTACCTAGTTCTATTTCTAAATCATTTATAATAAAATTAGGACAAAGTTTAAAATTTTTTGCTGCTTCAGAAGCACCAAATAATTCTAATTGTAAAGACTTTTTAATCTCACTTCTAATAATATTTTTATTTAAATTATTATCTTGCTCTAAATACATCACTATTAACCTCTACTGCTTTAATTGTTAAATAAAATTGTTTATCTCCTCCCCATGCAAATTTGTTTGATGTATTTGCAGATCCATCATCGTTTATTTCATAAAAATTTCCTTTATAATATATAAAATCACCCATTCTGATTTCAGCCCCCAATTCTTTTAAATGACTTAAATAAACATGTGCAGTAAAATGTCCATAACCTTTTCTTATTATTCCTCCTGGTGATAAATAACTAGGATCTTCTACTTCTAAATTTATTCTTCCATATATTTTTATCTCAGGCAGCCATTCTTTTTTCTTTGATTCGCCATAAACAGAATGTGTTCGAGTTGTTTGATAATTTATTCTATATAATAAAAAACTTTCTTCTAATATTTGGTTTGTCATTTCTCTACCAGCATTTTCAAAAAATACACCCTCTTTTTCTGGATTAAAGAAAAGACTAATACCAGATTTATCTGCATCTAATTCTTTAGCCTCTTTTGGCTTTTTATCATCTGGATTAAAATCTAAGTTTTTACTTGACATCTATGAAGGGTTTTACAGTTTTATAAGGAACATTAATTTCGACATCAGTATACCATCCACAATTTTCACATTTATATTCTTCAGTCTTTATATTGTTTTTATATTTTTCAAATAACATTTTTATATATAATCCAAGCCCACTATTAAAACTTCCATCATCATCATCCCATCCATATCTTAAGTTTCTAAATTTCAATTCAAGCAAATCTTTAAATTGTTTATTTATTATATGATCAGAGTTATAATTAGTATTTTCCATAGAAAAGGAAAATTTACCAAAATGACCATCCAATTCAAAAGAAACAACACGATTTTCTAAATCATTGTTTTTATTTCTA